CTGGGTTTTGTGTGATACCCGATATACCTGTGCCTGTAGCACCAGTCATACCCGTAGAACCCGTAGCCCCCGTGTCTCCCTTTTCGCCCTTGTCGCCTTTATCTCCTTTTATGCCAGCCATGATAGCGACCTTCATTTCAGGCTCTAATGCTGTGAACGAAGGTCTTACTTCAAACCCTTCGGCTATGATTTCGGCGTTTATCTTTTCATATGCCATTAAGAAAGCACCTCGTTTCTCAGTACATGACACACACCGAACGAGAATATTTTAGAGACCTTTCTGTCAGAGTTAGTAGTAAGTACATCAATCTGACACACCAGGTCGATATCTTCCGTAAGTGCAAGAGTTTCTGCCTGAGTGAGTTTCTTTTTAAATGTTATTGTCTTTTCACCCAGTTCTGCGTCTTCTGGGAGAAAGGTCGTGTTCAGAGCGGTGATGGTCGTTTCTTTCTGTGCGAAAGTAAGATACACCTTTGTTATCGTGTCGAACTCTACTTCGTCTGTTGATAAGACCACTCTTATGGTCGGTGTTGAACCTTTGATAATAGGCATTGTATACTCCTTTACGCTGTCCGTTTCCACATATAGCAAGTGATGTACGGCTGAAGCGTGCTCTGTGCTGTTGAACCGCCTGCGGCAGATGTGGCGGCGGGTACTGAATGCGTATGAGCCGAACCTGAACCATTTGAACTTGTTGTTCCGCTCCACGTATGCGTATGTGCTCCGTTGGTCGTTGTCGAATGAGTATGTGCTCCTGCCGAACTCGTGCTGTACGCTGAAGTCGAGCCTGCGAATGTCAGATACTTATATGTTGAGCCTGAACCCGAACCGACGTTGTAATAACCCATAGAATAAGCGTGGGTGTGTCCGCCGTTTGAGTTAGCCGTGTGTGAGTGATTGCCGCTGCTTGACGTTGTACCGCTGTATGTATGTGTGTGAGCAGGCAGACCAGATGCCGTTGAGCCTGAAGTTCTCGCCGCTATAGCGTGTGTATGCGAAGCGTTAACTGTTTTAGCACCGCCTGTCTTTTCAACGGTGTTGAACTCTGCGTCTGTTGATACGCCGACGGGTACTTTACCTGAACCCCAAGCCGCCCAAGTACCGCCGAGGTATGTGGACGGATTGACATTGGAAGTGGTCATCTTGATAGAACCGACGGGATACGCAAGGTTAAGAATGAGTTCCGTTAACGACGCTACTTTGACATATGTTGACGATATAGCGTTGCCGTCTGCGTCGTTTGTGGCGTTGGTAGCATTCGTCGCCGTGTCGGCTGCGTTGACTACTCCGTCGTTGTTGGTGTCGTAGGTGAACTTGGTCATATCGCCTGCACCCACATCTATAACGACCTGGTCAACATATTCTTTAGATGCGTAGTTCTCGTTTGTTATTCCATCGACTATTCCAGAGTCGATTGCTTCGACAAGATTTTTGGCGTTCTGGTCAAACGCCGCCTGTAACTCTGCCGAATCTATCCTCGGCGTAACATCAAGTTTTTCTACATTAGTGACTATGAGTTCGCCGTCATTTATCATTTGCGATAGTTTCTTGATAGCCATTATTTGCTCCTTATTTGAGTTTTCGGGTCAGGACAAATGCGTCGACCATTAAAGACTTAAATATAACGGGGTGGTTCATGCCGCCGCTCCTGACTCGTATCTGTAACCGTCTGAACCTCTTACCCTTTATTTTCCTTAAAACGAACGATACAGGGGGGATGGTCTTAAATGAAAAGTTATACTCTTTATTTCCCTGCTGGTCTTCGTATGTAGCAAAATCGAGGTTGTTAAATGTGAAGAGGTCAGCCTTGTATTGCAACACCTTGCTGTCTTCCATAAACTTCTTTTCCGTATGGAACAGAACCTCGATGTCCGTGTGCGTGCGGACAAGACAGTAAAGGTCGTTGTATTTCCTTTGTAACTTTTTAAATCTGTTCTGAACACCAAACCAACTGAACGGTGTGTCTACATAATCGTTTATAGGTTTGTTGTCATAGTTGTATGTATAAGTCGGGAACGAGCCGTCAGCCGATTCATAGTCGAAACAGAACTTGCAGAGATACCCGTTATCCATGCCCATATATAATTCCTTATCGTTGAACGACTTGAGCATCACGGGAGAACGGGTGTTTTCGTTTTCGTAGACTAAAAGGTTCTCAAGATACGCCCACTCGTATTCTGCGTCTTCCGCTACATCGGTTGCTTTCGTCGCCGAGTTCGCCATGTAGCAATGCCCGTTGGGGAAGAGGATGTACAAGTATCCTCTGTGCTGTTCAACTATAGCGTCCTCCAGGTTTTCAGCGAGGAGTTTGGGGTCGACAAGTGTTGACCTGTGCTCAATGTTCCTTTCGAGTGATACCGACAGATTTCTCGATATCGCATTCAGACCGTTAGAGGAAAGAAAGACATTGTCATCCACAAACACACAATGAGCAAATGTGGAAACGCACCCAATGGTGGAGTTGCCCGATGAACTCAGATATGTTTCTGCAAGAAACTCGTCGTTCAGGTCTGACTGACTCCATATAGCGTAAGCACCGTCCTGATGAGTGTCCTGTTTAATGGACAGGAATTTATTCTCCTGTAACTGCTGCAAGCAGCACATCTGTGCGGACGATGTTCCCGCTCGGTCTGAATAACTGACTTCGCCGTAGTATGTCCAGTCGCCGTTCTGCGACCAGAAGATAACATTCGGGAAACCAGGATGTCCTGTAAGGAACACACGGTTATCGAAGGTTATAATCTCCGTGCACTTGTTTATCCTGTCTTCGTATCCCGCTATGCCTTTAGCGTATTTGATGAATATGCACTCAACGCCTGGCTCGAAGTATGTGGGAGCGGTGTTAAAAGTAACCTCGCCCGTGGTTCTATTGACCGTGAACCCCTGTGCACCCGAAGCGTTCTCGGTGTACATTGTGTTTTCGGGGTCGTCTATGTTGTCTGTGCCTTTCCAGATAACGACTTCGTCGGGGTCTAGGTCGGTCATTGTCAGTTTGTATTTTGTTGCTGTGTTGTCGGGTGCAAAACCTTCAAATACGAACCTTGACAGGAAGTTTCTCTGGTTGAGTTGTTTGTTCGGCTTGTCAGGAGCGTTGCCTGTCCATGTCTGAGGAACATACGCTTTGTGCGAAACAAAGTCAAACACATAGCCGTCGTAGTAATACAACGCTTCGCCGTCAAGGATTAGCAGAGTGTTCTGGAATTCCACAAACTTTGTACGCCTTGACGCAAGCCCTGAAAATATTTCGGTCAGCGTGTCTGGCGTGAAGTATTCGGGATAGTTATCCCATGTGTACATCTTTGACCCTGCGTGGACAAGGACTTTTGTCTTCATATCGCCGTACTTGTCACGGTATATGAACTTGTGAAGCCCCCATATAGGAACTTTCTTGCCGCAATAGCCTATCTTTCGGAATCCTACATGCGTCTCCCAAAGCCCAAGCCTGGAGCGGTACATGTTAACTGAATCGGGCGTGCGAAATGAAGTAGTGTCATCAGTCCTGAAGTCTACGCCTTTGACATCACCGAAAAACATGGTGACTATCTGTTTATTTTGTTTTTGTGCAGGCGGTCTTGAAACAAATGCCATTACTTAATCCTCACTATTTTAGGAGCACCGTTCCGCCCCCTGTCGCCTTCAAGCATCTGCATGTATTGTTCCTCATCTGCGATAAGGTCTTCGTATTCTCCTTCGTGCTGTAATATCGCACCCGCCTTAGCCACAACAATCCATTCTGTGTCAATGGGGATATCTATGACATAATCATCGGGGGTCTCATCTGTGATTGGGTCGGGGAAGAATTTAGAAACAAGATATATCGTTCCTTCAACATCGGGGAGATACAACTTATAATCCTCGGTGTAGTAGGATATGTTCTTTCTTTCTCCGTCTACTATCCTGTACGCTTCTACTATCTGATACAGATTTTTTGGAATGTCGTGCTGTCTGAACCCTGTGTATTCTGGTACTTTATCGTCTGTTTCGTATGCCACATTGTGCAGACAGACATTACGGTAATGATAGAAATAACTACCGCCGAATGTTATCCTTGCTCTGACCGCCGTTCCGTCAGCCGTCATTCTGCCTTTGAACTGTTTGAACTCGGAGAACGGCTGTTCGTTGTGGTAATCGTATGTGTGCAGAACGACCCATTCATCGTCTTCTTCGTTATAGTTTTCTATTGTGACTTCTGCCGTGTCGTCTACTTCAAAAAAGAAATCGTAAACATTATCGGCTTCAAAAACGACAGGCTCTGTACGATGCTCGCCTGAGAGCGGGATATATTCGGGGCTGCCCTTATCTCTCTCTAATGCATTAATAGACGCCCCCTGCATAACATTCCAAGTCTGGTTATGCCCTTTACCATAAAACACAAAACGGATGGCTTCGTTGACAGCCTCAGGCATCTTTATAATAATGTCCTCGTCTTCTGTCATCTGGTCGACATCCGCTTCATATTCATCTATCTTTAAGAGTATTCTCTTTTTAAGTTCGCCGTATTTAATTGCCATTTATTTGCCCTCTTCCGCTTTCCGTACTGGCTTTTTCTTTTTCCGCACTACTTTTACTTTTCCGTCTTTTTCGAGTGCGAGTAGAGTTCTTAATTTCAAACTGTCTTTTGTGCTGTCTATTTCAAGGAGTCCTTCCTTGTCAAATCTTAACAGCACACCGCCAATCGTGTAGTTGGCGTTCGGTATAAACTTAAATATCATAATTACCACCTATGAGGTGGGGGAGCAGGGTGTACACCCTGAACTCCCCGTTAGATATCAATGGAGGAACATTGATGAGATTAAGCACCCGCTGATGTGGTCTGCTCAATAACTGTTACAGAAGAGAGGTCTGTGTCCTCGCCTTCCTTGAACTTACCGACAACCAGAAGTTCAGGTCTGATGATTGCAGCACCGTAGAGGTGGAGTCCTCTTACGCCGTATGCGAATGAGCCTTCAAGTCTCATCGCTTCTGTTGACTGAATCTGTCCTGCGTATGCGATAGCCTTCTTAGAACCGCCGACGACCATAGAACCAACAGGAGTCGTGGACTCAAGCAGGTTTGTCAGGTTGTTGGATACGAACATGTCGAATCCCATTGAGTTGTTCCACTCAACGCCGTCACGAGCCTTGTCGCCTTCTCTGATAGAGAACTCGATACCAGCAAGAGCGAGTTTGAGTTTTACCCACGGGGGGATAACGATGAATTTCTCTTCGTTCGGGATGTTGGCTTCATCAAGAAGTCTGGACATCTGACCGATAGCGATGAGAACATTCTTTGCTGTTACAACAGGAGCGGAAGATGCACCTGAGTAATCGACAACGTTCGTTACAGTTCCGCCTGTTACTGCGGTAGGAGCAAGAGAAAGAATGTACTGGTCGCATTCGTCACGGAGTTTGTAGCCTGCTCTCTGTGTCTGGCTTCCTCTTACACCGACATTGGACTGGGCTTCGAGAATGTCATCAACCTTGAAAGAGAAATACTTTGCTCTGTTGATGGTAAGCGTGACATCCGTGTTGACCATATTGTCGTAGAATATGGTCGTGCCACCGTCAGCGGTGATAGCGGATGCAGTACCAGTTATCGGAACCTGTGAGCCTGAAGAGTTTATGCCATTAGGCTCATAGTCCTTTATAGTGGGGTCAGCAAGCCCAGGGAAGTGAACGATATCACCGTACTTCTTTATCGGGGCTTTGGGGTTCATAGCACAAATGTTCTTGGCTATGAGGTTCTTCTCATAACTGCGGATTATGTCTGCTTCCCATAATTTGGGAATAAAAGTTGTTGCACTAATCTGGTTTGTTACAGCCATTTTATGTTATTTCCTTTCGTCATTCGTCATGAGCGTTCAGGTATTGAATCCAATCATTGGTATCCATGCTCAACGCCTGTTCTTCGGAGATATCACCTTGCGGTGTTTCTCCCTGTGACCTTACGCTTCCTGTGGACGGAGGAGTTTCTTTCTGTGACGCCGCTACACTAGCACGGTATGCCGTTACGGGGTCTACGCCTGCCTGTAACTGTCTGAAAAAAACAGAAGGCAGAGCATCCAGATTATCCACTCCGTCATTCGGGAATGCTTCCTGAAGTTGAGTGAGAACTTCCTTTTTCTGACGCTCGAAGTCTCTCTGCTGTAGAGCGAGGAATTCGGGGTCGCTATGCATGGCGTCCTTAAAGGACTGTTCCTGCATACGGTCACGATTCATTAATTCTTCGACAGATATACCTTCTTCATTCGCACGGTAGGCGAGCAACTGATTGTTGCTCTCTTCAAGCCGTCTCTTGAGTTCCTCTATCTGAGCGTTGCTTTCTGCTCTTATCTCGTTGATTCTGTCCGATACCTGTTTGGTTTTCGGCTTTTCAGCGGGAGTTTCTTCCTGGGGAATCTCTGCGATAGCACCGTCTTCGATTGAATCGTCAACAGCCGTTTCGGGGATACCGTCATTCAGGTCGGGCGAAGCCTGTTCCATTGTCAGCCCATCATCGTATTCACTCATATTAAATTTTCCTTTCGAGTATTATCTGCACTCCTGCGGCAATCGGGGGCGAACCCCTCTATGGTTACGATTTTGGAGGATTTATGCAAAACGAAACGAAAAGGAGAGCAAAATGCTCTCCTGTAGGGTAAAGGCGGTAAAAAAGAGGTGAAAAATCCGCCTTATTTGGGTGGGTATACCTTGCCGTTCTCAATCCTGTAGCCGAAGCCTTCAAGCGTTGCGGTCTTGGTCTGCATCGGCAAATCAAGTTTAAGGATGTGGTTGGCAAGTTCTGTGTACTCGCTCTTTTCAAGTTTATAGTTCATCTGTATCAGAGCCATTTCTCTTTCGACCGAGGACATTCCCATATTCTTTATGATGGCTTCAATCTTCGGACGCTTCGTGCCAGTTATAGTGTTGCCGTCCTTGTCCTTATCGGCTGTCACCATCGCCGTAGAGTTTCTGAACTCAATGTATTTCTTGGTCGGCATGCCAGCCACCTGTGCCCATTGGAATGTCTGGTCGTTGAATTCCCTGTCATAGAACGACGCCATCTCGTCTTCTGTGTATCCGCTGTTGAGTATACGGGTCGTCGAGTTGTACAGTTTGCTCCCAGAGATGTACTTATCCTTAACATCGTACTTGACCACGCCGTCCTCGATGTACGGAGTCCTTGTCTGTTCTCCGCTCTTGATGCCTTCCGTGGTCGACGCTGCGATAGACTCTGTCACGAACCGCTTCGGGTCTACGCCGTGCTCGACCGCATAGGCTATCGTGTTCTGTTCTTTAGTATCGGAATCCTCGCAGAACACACCGTACAGATGCATCAGAGAATTCTTATCGCTGACATTATCGGCGAGCCATTGTTTCTTCTGCGTCGTGACAGGGATGCTGTCTTCGGTCTTCGGCTTGCCTTCGTTTTCTTTCTCTATCTCCGACAGAGCCATACTGGTCTTGGTGAACAGTTTCGGAGACACGCCGTTCTTCTGTGCGGTCAGTATCGAGTTCTCTTCTTTTGTACGCTTGTCCTCGAACTCTTTCGCATATATCTTTGCGAACTGGTCGTCCGAGAGTTTAGTGTTCAGGAGCATCTGTTTCTTGTCCGAATCCGCAAGGCTGTTCGGGAGACCTTCTTCGTTGAGCGACATATACTTTTCGCCAGAACGGGTCTGGATATAGTAGTCGTAATAATCGTCAAGGTTGATTCCCCTTTGGACGATTTTTAGAAGACTGTCGTCCGTGACGCCCATCTCTTTCAACGCTTCTCTTGTGCCGTACAAATCCTTTGTCGCCTTATAGTTGGCGAGGTTAGCCTGACGCTTCTGAATCTCTATCGGCTGGTCGGTATCGACATCCCAGTACTTGTCCAGGAGTTCCTCAAACTTCTCCGCTTCCGCAACGCCTTCCGCATAAATCATCGAGAGGTTCAGTTTCGCAGCGTTGACGAGGTCTTGCTTTTCTTCGGGCGGGATACTGTCGTCAAAATAAATCCGCTTTATCTCCTCGAACTGCTCGCTTGCGAGTCGGTTTTTCTTGTTAAGGATAGAGGAAACATAATCAGACGGAGTCATAAGTTCGCTGTCGTATTCCTTGCCTTCTTCGGTCTGCCTGTCTTTGACCGCATCCTGATATGCCTTGAACTCATCCTGCACGCTGTAGTAGTCGTACCTGTTGTCCTTTGTGAACGACTGAAGGAACGGAGCAAGCCCTTTCTCCAGCGGGTTCGTGTATTTTGCCTGACCTTCTGGTGATGTTAAAGGAACTGCCCAGTCTGCTACTATACCGCCGTAAGACTCGAACAAATCCTGCAACCTCTGTGGTGATACGCCGATAGCCTGACCGAGACCCACAAGCAGCGACGATGTTTTCTGCGTGTACGCTTCTTCAGGATGCTTCAGGTCGTACTCGTCGTCTATCTTTGAACCCCACCAAGTTTCGTTAAGCACAAGGTTTCTG